AGGATAGACGCTGATCGTCTGCGGTAACTGGTCGTCTCCTGCATAGGTCAACATCTTCTGGCGAGTCCACATCACAGCTAGGATCGCAACCCAATCCTCTGCGAGTCTTGATATCTCAGTTACCAACTGTCTGGCAGTCGGACCGATGAAGCGATCGGAGTTGGCGCGCAACTGAGTGACGAGCTCGCCCGATGCGTCCTCAGTAGGAGCGGAGCCTTCAGTACCCGTAACGTTGCCAAGAAAGAGAAACGTCTCTTTCAGTGCGGCTTTCCTGCGCCAGAAGTCAGCCGACAACTGAGGCGGATTGAACGGCATCACCATCGGCTGACCGTTCCGCATTCCACCCATCACAATGGCGCCCGGCGCACTTACCCACGCCTCGTCGTCGATACCCGCTGAATCGTCAGCCAGTATCATCGGGTTGGTCATCAGGCTGTTATGCTCCGCTTCCTGCGCTTCCATGCGGTTGTATGCACGCTGGACAGGAACAAGGAACTCCATTGGAGTGGTTCCCGATGGCCTACCGGGAAGCCCCACAAACTCGAATCGCCTGATCGGTGAGCAGCCCTTCAGTTTCGGGAATGGGTTGATCCCGTCGTACAGTACCTTGTCTTTCGTGACGATCAGGAGACGGCCTAGATTGTCATTCTCCGGGCCCTCCCGCTCCCACATCTCGTCAACGCAAACGTATCCGTCCGTTGGAGCGGTCCCCTGTCCGAAGACGGCATTACCCACAATCCCCTGACCACCTCCCTGAACTGCTCCATAGTGGCCTGTATTGAACAGCAAGCGTTCCAGATAGCCCGGCCCCTGTGTCGCACCATTGACTGAGACATCAGGCTCGACTTCCACATTCCAACGGTTCTCGACCTCTGACGGGTCGAAGTAGTCGCGATGGATGTGCCACTTCTTCTCGGTCCACGGCTTCTGGTTCCACTCGGCACGGACCTGTAGCGGGTTCAAGACGGCTACGCAAACACTGCCGTCCTTCTCCATGTACGGTTGAACGCCTTCGGGTAATGCAGCTTGCGGGGTTGGCTCGCCAGTTTCAGGGTCAGCGCTCCACTGGATCTCGGCTTGCGGCTGGCCATTCTGGTCGTGTGGTACCTGATCCACATCGAACGACATCGGCTCGCCCGTTATCGGGTGCTGAGTCTGAAGCGTCGTATCCTGTAGGACGGGTGAGGGCGTTCCCTTGTCGAAGTCTGGGTAGCTCTTGAGGTAACCCGTACCCGCCGCTATCACCCACGCCATGAGCCGGTCCATGATCTCCGGCATGTGAGAATCGGCCCATACGGTTTTGAATACAGTGTCCAACGTCTCGGCCAGCATCGCGTCTTTGCGATCTGCTGTGCTCGGCTGGAACGTTATGATTGGAGGGTTCTCGGTCAGCCTGGCATGCGTCAACATGAACCAGTACGCCAACAGATTGATTACCGGACGCTGGCGCCAGAGTCTTTCTTCGTCGCTGAACAGAGTCGTTACGTCAACGAACTTGCCCATCTGATCCGACCATATATCCCACTGCTGGCCCGCCAGCATTCTGCAATGCTCTTCGATCTGGCGAGAGTAGGGAAGCAGTAGGCCGTCCTGACTGTTCCACCTATCACGAACTAGAGCAATGCGCTGAGCGTCGAGGTTGTCAGGTTGGTTCCCTGTTCTGATCGCGGGATACGATGGATCTGAGTTCCTTTTGGCAACGCCCTGCGTTGCGACTGCTACCGAATTGGCCTGCCCATCCGTTCCCGACAACACCGAGGTACCTATCTAACTAACCCTCGATCCCGTCGTAATCGACAATCAGGGAGCCAGTAGTACCACCGGCTGTAGTCAGCACGATCTCCGTCAACTCGGCGCGAACGGTCACGATCTTATTGAGAGTCGTTCCACTGATCGCGGCAGTGGAGTCTAGCCCCGTCGTCTCGTCATGCCAGGAAACAGCAACAGCCGCAGGCTGCACCGCTGCACCACCTACAGCCGGATCAACGTACTTGAACATCCGGCGTTTGATCGTAACGTTCCCGTCCCACGACCCGGCTGCGGTGAATTGAATCACTTTGCTAGAGATCGTATTGGGCGAATAGGATGTTCCGATTACGTGGTCGGCGTTATCCGTACCCACAATCGTCAGGCGCTTTCTTGCCATGCTAGTGGAGTGTCTGGGTGGAGGATTGCATACGCTGCCCGGAGCCTGACAGCGTGTAATGGGTATGATCGCTGGATTCGCATTTCATCTGCCCGAACGTCGAACGTGTCAGTCGGTTCGCGGTCAGTGAGCTCGCGCGGTATCGGTGTTGGATTGTAGAGACGCTTACCGCCCTTGCTTGCGAGTAACGATCTCTCAATCACGCGACCTTGGAAGTGCGAGTCCGAACAAACCTGCCGGACAGCAAAAGAGCCACGCGGTTAGCTGTGGCTCGCTCTTTCTTGTGGTTAGCCTTCGCGTCCTTCAATCGCTGCTTGCGATCCTTCCTAACGTCAGAGATAGATAGCGCCGGCTTCTCGATCTCGGCCCCGATCAGCTTGACGTAGCCGGGTCGCTTGAGCTTTGGCAGGATGGACGCCAAGTCACGACACTGTGGACAGTGCGCCGAATGCTCTTCACTGTTTACGTGCGCCGGATCCTGGCAGATACCTACTGCGGGTAACATACGATTAAGATCGGGCTATTTAGGCTCCCGGGAAATCGTGCAAACACGTTGTGAAACTACGACAAGCGGACGACTACGCGGCGTCTCGGTAGTAGTCGATTGCCCATAGTTGCACTCGGCGGTACGGTGTCGTGTGCGCGTTCTCCTGCTCCCAGACGAGATCGCTGATACGATGCACGTATGTCTCCACAGTCCTGGTGCGGAGTCCAAGCATCTTCCCGATCTGCTTGTATGACCTGCCGGTAATTACGAGCTTGGCGACCTTCTCTTGAGCTGGCGTCAACGGCCTGAACAAAGCGCACATCACGGTATCGCCAACGGTAGGCTCTCACCTGCCGAGCTTGGCATTGCCTTACCCGTAGCAATGTTGACGAGCCGGTACGCCTCCCTCAGCGCTTCCGCTTCTGTCATCCCTTCAGCCAGACACTGCTCGACCGCTCGGCGCATGCGAGGATCGACGAACGCTTGCTCGCCAGCCATTACTACCTGCTCGCCAGAGTCGGGCTTAGGTGCGATCAATCGTATCTTGGACGATGGGTCGTAACCAGACTGCCTCAACGCATGGTACTTATCGAGCAAGGTGTCGTACTCTTGGCACTTCTGGTCGTATATCCACTTCGGGACGGTGTCAGAGAATAGGGCCATCTGTACCGTCTGGTAGATCGGTTTCGACTGCCGATCTATTGAGCGCTTGCGTAAACGCCTCAAGCTCGGCTACCCGTCTGTCGAGATCCTGAATAGCTGCCACCGTCGCGAACGTCATACGCTGGATTGCGCGCTCGACATCACTCCTGCGTGTAAGTTTGTCGCCATCATCCTTCAATGCCCGAGTAGCCATTACAATCCCCCCGCCATGCGGAGTAAGCGTTGCTGTCGTTTCTTCTGTGCTGCCTTGGCCTGAGCTAGCGTCTGGTTCTGCATGTGCTTTAGGATGTCAGGGTCGTGAGGATTGACATGATCGGGTATCGGTACGTGCGGCTTGGCGGGCTGGAACGCCAAGCCGTACCTCACCATGTCGTAAGGATCGTCGCCGCCCGCGCCTGTATCAGAATCGGCGTCACGCTTGAGCGCGTCTTCCGGGTTGTCCGGATCGGTCATCATGGATTCCAAGACCGGAAACACAACATCCCTGTTGTGCGGAGTATCCATAATCCTGAATCGTGGGGTCCATGTCTTTCCGTCCGGCCCCTGCCACTTGAGATACTCGCGGAAGTTGTTCAGCCCTTGAATACGATCTATAGAGGCATGGGTGAGAAATATCGAGAACTCCCGGAACGTGTCGGCTATCGAGGGAGTATCCACGCCCATCGCCTGACGTTTGGCGAACGCATCATGTCCAGCCACTACTACCAGCCTTGCACGTTCCGGCGCCTTCGCCTGGATACGTTGAGCCTGCTCCCACGGTAGCATATGATGACCTGAGCACGAATCGACGAGCGTCACATTGCCATCCTCGTCCTTCGCGAACCAGCCAAACGAAAACGGGTGGCCGAACCCCCAGTCATAAGCCCCCCACACCTTCCAGTGGTTGGGCACGTTGAACACCGGCACGATGTGCATGCGCTCATTCAGTTCATCCAGCGCCCGACCTGCACCCAATCCCCACTTACCATCTCGTAACTGCTGGCGCTGGCGAAGTGGCAATGTGTTGAGCGTCGCCATGTATTGCGCGTCGTTGGCGTAAATCGGATTGTCTTGGACGGTGGCGGGAATGAACCGCCTCGTCATCGTTGGCTCTTGCGGATCAACGTATATCCTTGATCCATCCTCGCCACACTTCTTGACGAACCGCTGCATCAGCCACGGCTCGCCAGGTCCGCCAGGATTGGCCGACGCCTCAGCTTGGCGTATGAGCGTTGGATCGGTAGACCGCAACTCAGCCAGCAGCGTGGTCCAGACCCTTTCGTTTGCAAGCTGGCCTATCTCGTCATACTTGATTCTGCTGGGCTCGCGACCCTGATAGCGCCTTACATCCTTCATCGTCTCAGCGTAACCGAACTCGTAAAGTGCGCCGCTCGGGAACGTCCATCGCTTCTTCTGCTCATTCCAGACAGCGCCGGAACGTGGAAAATGCTCCTGAGCCCTGTCCATCGCCTCAGCCAACGACGGGTAATCAACCCTGAGAAACAGGAAATGGGCGTTGGGGTTGGTGAGCTCGCTGAACCCCTTGAACAGGAGGGCGTGAGTCTTGCCGGGTCCTTTGGCCCCACCGTACAAAACCTCGTACTCTGTGGCATGATCGAATGCGGCCTGCGGGCCAGCGAATGGTGTGTAGGCTGCCATAGCGCTCTTCGTGCCAGCGAACAGTGCCGCCAGACTCACAGGCCCTCGGCAGTCAATCGAGCGGCGACAAGGGCATGAACATCAGGGCCAGCTATTTCCAGCACGATCTCAGCCACCCTCTGAATGGTTCGCCTTACTCTTGGATCGTCTGCCAGATTGATCTCGTCTTTGGTGCCTAGTCCGTACTTCAACGCCTGTTCGTTGGCCTTCAGTTGCTGATCGACAGACGCTCGTACAGCCTCCCCAACTTCGTCTAACAGCTTTTCCAGCGCGTCTCCTTCCGGCAGCGCCGAATCCTTGTGACAGTGCGGGCACATCCCGTAGAAGCGGATC